GTTCTCCGTCAACAGGTTACGCTGGATCTGCGCGGAGGTCTGCGCGGCCGCCAACGCCTCCGGTGTGCCCATCGCCGGCGCGATACCAGGCACAGCCACGAACGGTGTGGACACCGGCTTTTGTGAGTCCGCCGGCCCGTAGGTTTCCGCGTCAACCTCGCCAGCCAGTGACTCCAGTGCGATCAGCGGCACCGGCCCCGTCCGGGCGTTATTCACAAACCGGCCTGTGGGCCGCTGCTTGTTGATCGGGTAACCAAGCTTTTTGCGCGGCTCATCCACACTGATCACACCACTGTCAATGTAGATCTTGTCGGCCTGCGCGACCGCAACCTTGTCCTCAGCCTCACGGCCCGTGTCAAACGCGATCTGGCACTGCAGGTTCAGATGCTCTGTCACAAACAGGTTGACGATATCCTCAAGGTGACGAACTAGCGGCAGCGTACCCACACGCCACTGCACATCCTGCTGCCCCTCGCCGGACGACTTGTTGACGGTCTCCGTGAAACCCAGATCGTTAGGTGTGACACCAAACGAGGCGGCCACACGACGCATCAGGTACAGCGGAAACTCACCGTTGAAATCGTCCGCAGACTTCTTGGATGGCGTGAACTTAGCGCCGTTAGGCACCCAGCGAATCTGCCGGATCTTAGACTGGTCACCCATCATCACCGCATCCCAGGTGTCCTGCCACTCCGCCACCTCGGCCGGGTCCTTCATGTCCGGCGGGGCCTCCATGAAACCGGCCGGCACTGTACCCTCAGTGAAATACTGCAGGAAATGCCATTGGAACCGGATGTCGGTGTTCGCGGTGATCAGCACCGCTTCGAGCGGGGCGAGCCCGTACTGGCTGTCGGGTAGCGGGTTCCATGACTGGTACAGAATGTCGTCCTGTGCCAACCACACCCAAGGCATGCCCTCAACGATCTGCACATATGCGGGTGTCTCATCCCCGCCCCACAGGCCCTCGGGCGGGGCGTGCTCGTCGTCCTCATCGGCGGCGACACGCCCGAAATAGTCGACGATCGGGATGATCGTCGTGCCGTCCACAACCTCAAGGGCGATCGGGTCGCCGGCGTTATTGCGACGCACATACAGGGTGCCCGCATCATACCGGAGCACGTCCTGCAGGTACTCGGCGATCCAAGACCGGAACGGCTGCCGTTTATCCGGGCTGTTGAAAAACGCGCGGGCCTTGATAATATCAGCCTCCACGTCGTCTGCGGTGCCCGGGATCGGCTCCCACGAGTAGTCCAGTGACCTTACGTCGTTGATCAGGTGGCGCACACAAATCTGGGCTACGTCGTAGGCGTCATAGATCGCTTTGATGGTTGGGAAGCTGATACGCCCGGTGCGGGGTGTGATCTGGACGTTCGTGCCGACCGGGTAATCCCAGGTGCGCGGCGGCTTACGATACCCGAAAAACGGGTCCAATGGCCGGCCTGGCGGGAACGGCGGACCCCACGACAGGCCCTGCGCGGCCAGCGCGGTCTCAAGTTCGGCGTCCGGCACGTTGAAACCTGCACCAAGGGTCTGGGTGACCCGTTGGATCAGGCTCGCCGGGACGCTAGCACGCATTGGCGCGTTGCCAAGATTGTTGGTGGCCGGCATGCTACTGTTGCCGGTCAGGTACGCTTTCTCAACGAGCGACAGCTCACCCACAGCCGTAGCCATAGCCTTAGCCAGTACGGCGGCGTCCACCTTCGATCGGGTTGGGGCCGGTCGGCTCCATGGCAGTCTAATCGGCAACCTTACCTCCACAGTTCACGCAGAACCCGTCGAATAAACGATGTTTGCAGCCGCGCCGTAGCAGCGGGTCGGCGTTCACACCCAGTTTGGGCAGCCGGTCCAGCTCGGTACGCGCCGGTTTGCGACGATCCTGGGCGAGTTCGTCTTTCCAGGCGGACAGGAACGCGTGCCCCTGATCACCGATCAGCCCCAGGTAGGTTAGGCCCCACACCAGTGCGTCCAGCCGGTCCGGCGACCATTTCGCGTCCGGCGTCCAGGTTTCCATTTCGGACTCCAGCTCGGCGAACGTACCAATATGGTGCACACGGTGCTGCTCGTACAGGGCGGACACGGGTTCGGCACGCAGCTGCTTACCGCGGGTCGCACGGACCGTGTCGTACGGTATGCCTGCCCGTATGGCCCTGACGGTTTCACCAACCATGTCGCCGCCATTGTTGACCTCCGCGATGATCCGGTCAGCATCCCAGCGGTCATAGGCGGCTACAGCTACTGTCGCCCAGCCGTGCGGATGCAAATGGCAGGTCGCATCCTCCAGCACGTAGCCGTGTCCGGGGCAGTGAAGGTCAAGCTGGCATTGTGAGTCGGGCCGGTGCGGTCCGCGCGCAACCACAACGATACCGGTGTTGTCGGAGTCTTCGTCGGCGGTGACGGCCGGGTCGATCGCGACTATGATCCTGCGAAAGTCGGATCGTGTGATGTTCATCCGGCCTGGTTTACGACTTCGACAGCGAAGTTTTCGGCGACCTGGCAGGCGCCTGTGCCGATGTATGTACCGCCAAGCCAGCCTGAGCAGCCTGTGGTGTCAATGTTGGCCGTCCATACGCCCAACGAGACTTTGGTGACCGCACCCACGACGGGCGTGCCGTTCGTGCACTGTGCGATCACCGTGACCGTGGACGGGTCGGTGAGCGCGCCCGCAACAGTGAACGTGCACTGAGCTGTGAAGAGCGTGCCGGACACGCACTGGAAAATCGTTGCCATCAGCAGACCCCTAGCTCTAGTGCGATGTAGGCTTCCGGCGCAGACAGGCCCGCCTGAGCCTCAGGCGCTGTGATCGCCACACAAGCCTCACCCGCCACCTTATACACCCAGACCGCTACGGCCGTACCCGTGAAACTGTAGGCGCTCAGGCCGGTCGCGCTCAGGCTGACTGCGCCTACAGCGCTACCCGTGCACGCGAACGCCGCTGTGCCGGTTGCGCCCAGGCTGACCAGCCCCGCGGCCGAGCCTGTGAACGTGTACGCACCCGAACCGAACGCGGGAACGGTAACAGCACCCGGGGCTGCACCACTGAAACTGTAGACGCCTACACCGGTTGCGGGCAACGCCCAGCCGGCGACTGCACTGCCACTGAACGAGTACGCCCCCGAGGCCGTTGCAGATACCGTAATCGACCCGGTCGCCGTACCCAGGAAAGTGAACGCACCCGCACCTGCGGCCGTGTAGACGCTGCCGACAGCTCCGTTAGCGGCACCCAGGAACGTGAACGCACCGGACGCGGTTGCGGGGAGTGTTACCGCTCCGGTCGCTGCGCCTGTGAAACTGTAGTTGCCTGTAGCTGTCGCGAGTAGAACCCAAGCACCTGTAGCGGCGCCTGTGAAAGTGAACGTACCCGAGGCGGTCGCAGGTACTGTGATCGAGCCTGTCGCCGCACCTGTGAAAACGTAGGCGCCGGCAGCCGTTGCGGGGACGGCGACCGTACCCGTTGCGGCGCCCGTAAATGTGAAAGCGCCAGCAGCCGTTGCAGCAAGTGTTACCTGGCCTGTGGCTGCCCCAGTGAACGCGAACGCACCGGCGCCCGTTGCGGTAAGAACGGTTGTGGTCGGTCCTTCGTACGTGTCGCCGCCCGCATAGGTCGACTTGCCGTACTGGAACAACGCCACGACTTAGGTTCCCGTCGTGTTCGCGAAGTCCTGGGCGAGCAGCTTGTAAAGGCCGACCAGCATTCGGGCAAGCACCTTGGTTTGTGCTGCGGTGAGGACCGCGCCGTTCGGGTTCGCGGCGATCCAGGTTTGCAAGGTCGCGAGGTTGGCTTGAATGTTGGTCTGGATGGTCTGCTGGTTCGCAGCCGGCGTGTTCGGCCCCGGCGTCGATATGCGGTTGATATTCCCAGCCGAATCCGTCATCACCTCAAGCGTCGACCCATCTGCTTCGACAGTAAACACGTCGGCAATAACACTCAGCCCGTTCGGGAACACTTCGCCAACCGTGTAGATCGCTGGCATCAGGCCACCGCCGCCCAGAACGAGGCGTTGCTGTCCGTAATCATCGACGCGAATGACAGCGTGGGCGGCAGGCTCGTACCGGTACTGCCCGTGTATCCCCAACGCCACTGCTGAAACGTCTGTTGCCCCTGGAACGTGCCGTTCGGCAAAACCCCCCAGAACCTTGGGGTCGTTGTGCCAACTGCCACCACCACAACCCACACATAGCGCCCCGCCGCAGCCGCCAAACTTTGGCTGCCCTGCACCGTCACCGGCATCTTTACATACGCAGCCGACAACCAATTCGACGACTGGTCTGACGTTAGCCCCAGCAGATTTTGGGTGCCTTGCCCATCACTGTAGACTCCGGCGAAGCACTCGTTTGTAGTGAGTGTTGCGCCCGCCGTCGAGATGTGCAACACGATATTCGCGATCGTGTACGACTTCGTGATTGCCACTCGGCAGGCGTATAGGCCGGTCGAATTAGGCTTGGCCGTGTTCGTGCTGTTGAGTACCGGGTCCCATGACCAGCCACCCAGATTGTTGTAATTATCCATCGCGGCGCTGACACCCGTATTGGGTCCGAACAGCACCACGCGCTTGTCGTTCACATACGCGTCGCCGGAGGTCGCCGGATACGTCAGGACAGTTGCGTTCGCCGGCACCTCGATCACCGCCAGTCCGATCTGGCCGCGTGGCAGCATCGGAACT